TCATTACGATTTAGATCTGCATTATCAGAGTGTGTGAGTCTAAGCAGTACCCGTTAGGCGCACTGTTCCACGTAGAACAATTCAGACTTATCCACAGGTTATCCACAGCCCAGGATAGTTATCCACAATAGGCTGTAAGGCTGTCAATGGCGTTCTGCGGGGTTTTAGCAGTACCCTATATCGCGCTATTCGGAAATTTAAAAGCCGCCACAGCGCCATACAGGACGCGCTAGGCATAAATAACAAAACGCTATAAGCTTATTACAGTAACTAAATGGAATATAAACAGATAAGTGTTATTCGAAATTAGTCTAAAAAAAGCAAAATAAAGCTTGAGATTTGTAAATCACTCGTTCAATATCTGAAGTGTCATTTATGCGCGAGTAGGTGACGGGCACTAGCCGCCGCTGTAAGCCGTCCAGCTGGACGTTGGTGATCCGAAAGCGCATGCGGGGAAACAAGCACCCCATAATTGACGCGGAGTGATCCCGCCATTTATGCCAGATATCCGCGCAAGTGTTTTTGCGTAGGCGCTTCAATAGAATCACATCCTCACACTTTCGCACGACTGCCAGAGACTGCGGAAGCGAATAGCCGAGACGGTTACAAGTGACGGGAAGTGACGGGAAGCGCTGAAACAATTTCACCGCGTGGAAGTAGGCGAAAAACAGAATCACTAGGTGGTGTAAGCGCTGTAAGTCCAGCCCGCCATTCGAAGCTATTAGCGCCGCGCAGATTGTCGCGGAATGCTTTAGTGCGTACTTGTCACGTATGTTAGGCGCAAGCCGAGACTCCGCAAGTAATAGGCAAAGTCGCGAGACTACAGCCAAAAATTAAAATTTATTAGTGCATACCATTCTGGCGCGGTAGGTTTTCCGCGCCTTTATAGTGTGCATTTTGTACACTTCTATAATTGTTATAACCGGAGAAAAAACCATGACTATTCAATTAACTACTGACCAAATCGCTATCAATGTTGAAGCTTTAACCAGTGCTAACACTGTCTCGCGTACCGTGGCGGGAATGGTGAAAAATGATTACCTGTTATTTTGTAACGGTAACGCGGAAGCCGGACGCGGAATTGTCGCGTTCTGGAATGCATGCGAGGAAAACGGACTGCTGGCAAAGGTTCGGACGCAATTGGCTAAGGCATCAAAAGAAGTCCATAAAGACCTTGGAGTTAACGTGGGCATGGGCGCAAAGGTTGTCGATAGTGAAATCGTGCTTGCAACGAATCGGAATAAAAAGAGCAAAAATCCGCTAATCGAAAAAGCTAAAGAGCTTGCGGCTGAAATGTCGGAAGAAAATCAGCAAAAACTTGCGGCGTTGTTAGATGAAGCCGCGCAAACCTTATAATTGTTATAACGGGAGAAAATCATGAGAGAGTTTATCAGTAAAGCCGAGTTTTTTGATGCGCGTAATCAAGGCCCAACGCCGGATGAGTACATCCTTCACACTGAAGAAGGTGATATTGTTTTGCCTACGTGCTGGGCTGTCTGCGATGTCTGCGATGGTGAGGGTAAGCACGTTAACCCGAGCATTGATGGCAATGGTATTTCAATGGAGGAATTTGACCCTGATTTTGCGGATGAGTATTTTAGCGGGGCTTATGACGTTACGTGCAACGCATGCAAAGGCAGGACTACTGTGCGCGTTGTTGATGAAACACGAATGTCAGATGAGCGGCGTAAGCAGTGGTATGGGCAGTTAGATGAAGAGCATGCAAATGCGTTGGAGTCTTATTACGAAATGCGCGCAGGTGCGTAGACTTTATAATTGTTATAACGGGAGAGTTTAAAATGCGAGAACCAAATGTTGAAAAAGCAATGCAAAACAAATACGGTCAGCGTCTAAAAGAATGGACGCTATCAAAAGGCTACCATAAAAAATTGCAGGACGGCGATACTGGCATGATGGTCTGGTATCATACTGACGGCGGTATAACCGGTAGGATGTGGCTTGAAACTATCTACGCATGGGAAAACGGTGACACTGCTTACATGTTTGACCCTGATAGGAGGTGAGGTGTGATTATTATACTGGTCACGTTTGTTGTTGGTGTTTACATTTTGTTTAACATGGAGGATTTCTGATGAAACGTAAAAAAGGTGAGCAATTACTGCGGGACTTTGCCGCATATGATGCGCGAGACATGCGGCGTTATGCGCGAAACGAAAGCAGTTACGATAGGGCTATGGAAGCGTACCATCGTGGACGTTATAATAGTTATAAGCAAGCTATTGATATTATGAAAGCTAAATCTCTTTGGAGGGACGAATGATGGATATTCAATGTAGATTTTGTGGCGAACCTTGGGATCACGATACACTGCACGATGTCGAGGATATGTCATACGAGGAAGCCGGAAAAGCGTTTGCAAAGTACGGATGCAACGCGATGATGTATCCGCCAAAAGCAGAGCCGTGCACACACGAACCGTGCGTAGACGATGCCGAATTGCAAGCGATACATGCGCTGATCGAATCGTCACCGTATCCTGAAGAATGGATAGGCGCATCCGATTTGTTAGACATGATGCGATATATGTCAAAAAAACCTACGCCATTGCGCGATAGAATAGAAAAGGAGCGTAACAAGTTATGAAACTATCACAAGCGCGTGAAGCTGTAGGCGGTTTGTCTTCAACTTCAAAGATGCCTTGCAAGTCTTACAATCTACCAGCGCAGGAATGCAGGGTAGGCAGTAAGCTACGCAAGAAGAAGGGTACAGTGTGCAGTAATTGCTACGCACTCAAGGGTAGATACCTTTTCCCTAACGTGAAGAACGCACTGTACCGCAGGCTGGACACCATCCGATCAAAAGACTGGGTGGATAACATGGTGACTGCGCTCAACTCACCAGAGTATTTCAGGTGGCACGACTCCGGTGATATTCAGGATGCCGCGCACCTTGACAATATTGTGGAGGTTGCAAAGCGCACACCAGATACTAAGCACTGGTTACCAACGCGAGAGTACGACGTTATAAGAAATTATAAACGACCCATACCTGACAACTTAATCATCCGCGTGTCAGCACCTAGCGTTGATGGGCCTGTGCCGCATGGGTTCAAGCATACATCAACGGTGCATGCAAGAACGATACCTACCAACTCGCATGTATGTCCTGCGCCACAGCAAGGCAATGAGTGCGGCGACTGTCGTGCATGTTGGGATGGTTCCGTTAAGAACGTAAGCTACAAGGAGCATTGATATGAAAGAATATTATAAATTGATAGAAAAGTTTGCATTGCTGGGCGACAAGCGTTTTTGTACTGCGCTTGCGTACTGCATCATCACAGGTGAGAGTCCAGTCACTGTTAACAGCAAGCTAGGACGCAAACTCGGTAAAGGAATGGCGGGTATCAAACTGAACAACGCTTTGATGGATGCAGGGTACGTGTTGATCGAAGTGGATGTGAAAGGGTATGTGGAAAACTTACCAAAGAAAGGGCTTGACAGCGGGACATATCTTGTGTACAGTTCAGGACACGTAAGCGTGATCAAGGATGGACAGGTAATAGATTGGACTGCGACACCCGAATCAAAATCAAAACGAGCACGGCTGTGCTTTCAAGTAGTTAAAACAAAGGGAGAAATCTAATGGACTACATCGAATATAAAGACTTCACAATTTATCAGAACCGCGAGCAAATCTATTTCGAGCACATCGAATACGGTGAGGATGAAGCATGCTGTGTCTACCTTGACGGATCAGGTAACATATACGATTACGATATGTGTTACGGCATACCGGATCAGGTGGGTGAGTGGCTTCAGCTTAACGATTACAACGTAGCGCGGGACACCGATGGACTGTGGGATTTGGAGGACGTATGACACACGCAGTTTTGCAGTGGGACTATGACGTACCCGAACCGGATCGCGTAGTCTACAAAGGGTACGAATCAGAATGTCAAGAGTTTTTGTTGTTAATGTTTGACAAAGAACCTGACAACGTTGATGGTATGGTGGTTACTGAGTTTCAATTAGCGATGATGAGGAGAGGGCTGTGACGCTGCATGATTTTCTGTTATACATGATACTGTTCTGGGTTATTGTTATTTGGTTAGACATTAAAGGGAGAGACGAATGAGTAGCTTTATTTGTGAGAGTTGTGACGAACAGCACAGGGCTTGGAACTACGCCGAGGTTGACGCAAAAGAGTACCCTGAACTGGAGGGCAAGCACTACTGCTTAGACTGTATTGAATACGCTGAGTGGGAAATAAAAGGGAGAGACGAATGAGCACACCAAAGAACGGCAGGGGTTACTTCGATTACGAAGCAGAGGACTTGATGCTGTACGTCAAGTGGGACTTGCACGACGACGAGATGTACGTCAACGCATACCTGACATCTGATTTCAAGATAGAAGTAACAGACTTTTTGTTTGACACAACGCTGGATAAGTTGTATGATTTCGCTAGGGATGAATTCTGGGGAGGTTACGAATGAACACACCTGATAAAGTCAAACGTGAGCAAGCACTACAGAGTGCCAAACATGCACTGGGTTTGCTGCATGAGATGAGTGACGCAGGCACGGATGCGCTGGATTGCTTCGCTATCTTAGACCTTGAGACCGTCATTAGAGATCTGTCAATAGCAGTGAAGAATAACGAAGGGGTTGACAGCTAGGAAAATCCATGTTACAATATTACTTTAAAGAACTGTTCAGTACTTAACCGTATAACTTATTATAAATTTACTGTTAAGTTACTGAACAGGAACTGTTAAGAGGACAGTTATGGCATACTTAAAAACACATCAACCATGTGAGGACTGCGGCAGTAGCGATGCGCTCACGATCAACGACAATCGTTCAACGTATTGTTATTCGTGTCAGAAGTACACACCACCGGACAAGGTAAGAACGTTGCACAAACCAGAAACCAAGAAGCAGGTTAACGCAAAGCTGTTGACGGGTAGCTACTCAGCCATCATCAATCGGCGCATCAAGAAAGAGACAGCGGAGAAGTACAACGCACTTGTCGATGGTGACAACGTTGTCTTTGGTTACTACGGTGAAGGCACTGAACCAGTAGCATCGAAGACGCGCTACCCTGACAAACGTTTCCTGATCGGAGGCGATTGGAACAAAGCAAAGATGTTCGGACAACAACTGTTCCCAGCCGGAGGCAAGTACATCACCATCACTGAAGGTGAGTTCGATGCAATGGCTGTGTCGCAGATGTTCGACAATAAATATCCCGTCGTTAGTATTCGGAACGGTGCAGGCAGTGCAGTTAAAGACTGTCAGGCACACTTCGAATACCTGAACAGCTTCGACAACATAGTGATCTGCTTCGATGCCGACGAGCATGGTCGGGAAGCGGCGAAGTCCTGTGCGGAGATGTTTGGTAACAAGGCAAAGGTAGTTAAACTGACTGACTACAAGGATGCCAACGACTATCTCATCAACAATCAAGCACTGCGGTTTACGCAAGCGTGGTGGAACGCAGAGACGTTTACGCCAGACGGTATTGTTTCTGCATACGAACTGCTTGATGACGTGCTTGTCCCTATGAAGCGCAGTAAGTTAACGTACCCTTGGGAGCAGTTGGATAACATGTTATACGGCATACGTCCTGCTGAACTGGTTACGTTGTGCGCTGGTAGTGGTCTTGGCAAGTCAACCATACTGCGTGAGCTTGTCGTTCACATGATGCGCCAGACAGATGACCCTGTTGGGTTGATGTTTCTTGAAGAGACACCGGAGCGTACACTGCGCGGCTTGATCGGGCTGGAGATGAACAAACCTATCCACCTACCAGACGTTGACTACACAGCGGAGGAGGTGATGGAAGTCTACACTGCTGGTGACTACGAGAATCGTGTATACTTCTGGGATAGCTTCGGCAGTAACGAGATCGAACGTGTGCTGGGACGGATGCGTTACTTCGTCAAGGGACTGGGGTGTAAGTTCATCGTGCTCGATCACCTGTCGATACTAGTTTCAGATCAGCAGAACGGTGACGAACGCAGGGCTATCGACATGATAATGACAAAGCTACGGATGTTCTGTCAGGAGATGCGCGTTACACTGCTGCTTGTTAGCCACCTCAAACGTCCTGAAGGCAAGTCACTTGAGGACGGAGCAGTCACCAGCCTTGGCATGTTACGAGGTAGTGCCGCCATTGCACAGCTATCTGATGCGGTGATCGGTGCGGAACGTAACAGTCAGGCAGAGGACGCGGACGAGCGAAACCGAACGCGCCTGCGTGTGTTGAAAAACAGGTTCAGCGGTAAGACTGGGCCAGCAGGGTATCTGATTTACGATGAGAACACTGGACGTTTAAGTACTGAGGAGATTGCGCTGTGAGATGTAAAGCATGCAACGTAGAGTTAACTGACTACGAGTCTACCCTGCGCTGCGCGAACACGGATGAGTTCATTGATCTCTGCATGGCATGCTTGACAGCAGGGGGTGATGAGAACTACAATGATCGTGCAGACTTGAGGTCACTCGCTGACCTGCCTGAACTACGAACATTCTTCGATGAGTTTGAGGAGTATTTAAATGAGTAACATGAGCCGATGGTACTACGCTAACGTAACGGAGAAGTATTATGACGACTGCGGTTTTGGATATAGAGACGACGCTAGACTGGAAGACGATACATCTAGCGGGGGTGTTTCTCCCGAACTCTGGGAGGAGTATTGCATGCTACAACGTTACGCAGTTAAGGGAAGCCTTGACAGGTATCTCGACACTGGTGGGCCACAACCTGATTGGCTTCGATCTGCCTAGACTGGAGGAAGTATGGGACTTCAAGTGGGACGGTCAGGTTCAGGATACCCTCGTGCTAGGCAGGCTGTACAACCCAGCCATAGACGGAGGACATTCGTTGAAACAGTGGGCTATTCGTGCTGGCAACGAATTAAAAAGCGACTTCAATGTAGAAGACTTCGACGTAGGACTGACCCCAGAGATGGTGGATTACTGTCTCGCAGACTGCCGCGCAACGTGGAGCGTGTTCAACCACGTCACCCAGTTGCTAGACAAAGATCGATTCTCACAGCGATCCCGCGACCTAGAACATGGAGTGGCATTCGCAATCGCTCAACAAGTTCGCAACGGTTTCGCGTTCGACTTCGACACGGCGTGTCAGCTTCACTCAGAGCACGAGCAACGTATGCTGGAGATAAGCGATAAGATGCAGGAATTGTTCCCACCTATCGTTAACGAACGCAGGTCTGACAAGACAGGCAAGCGTCTGAAGGATGAGGTGATTGTGTTTAACGTAGGATCAAGACAGCAGGTTGCGGAACGTCTGTCTGCGCTGGGTGCGAAGTGGGATGACAAGACCAAGGGAGGCAAGCCGCAGGTTGACGAGACTTCGCTAAAACGGAACGCGCATATACCGGAAGCACAGCTTGTTCTTGAGTACATGACGTTACAGAAACGTGTTGGCATGCTCAAGTCTTGGATAGATAACGTAGGTATTGACGGCAGGATACACGGGTATGTTAACTCGTGCGGCGCAGTTACTGGACGGATGACACACAGCAGTCCTAACCTAGCACAGATACCGTCAGAGTCTGAATACCGTAAATGTTTTATAGTTGAGGAGGGTAACGTGTTAGTAGGCGCTGACGCTTCAGGGCTGGAGCTACGCTGTCTTGCACACTACATGCAGAATGAAAACTATATTAGAGAACTCCTTGAAGGAGATGTACATGCAGCAACTCAGAAGGCTGCGCGACTTAGAACAAGAGATGATGCAAAGCGTTTCACATACGCTCTTCTATATGGAGCAGGAGACACCAAACTGGGAAACCTCATCGGAGGAACTGCTAAGGATGGCAGAGAAGCTAGAGACAACTACCTTAAGAACATGCCAACTTATGCACGGCTGGTCAGAACGGCTGAAATCAGAGCTTGTCATGGCAGCTTACCCGGAATTGATAGACGCACCGTATGGATCAGAAACAAACATTCTGCACTGAACACACTGCTGCAGTCCTGCGGGGCTATCGTTATGAAGCAGGCGTTGGTACTGGCTGTTGAGAAACTCAAAGACGTACCGCATAAATTTGTTGGTAATATTCACGATGAGTTTCAGGTAGAGACTCCTGCTGAACATGGTGAAACAGTAGGCAAAGCATTAGTCCAGTCCATCATTGAGGCTGGCGAGGTTCTTGAAATGCGCTGTCCGTTAGACGGTGAGTTCAAGATAGGCAAGACATGGGCAGAAACTCATTGACACCCATGCTAAAAACGTGGTATAATATTATGGTAGTTAACCAAAAAGGAGAGTTGTTATGACTGACAAACCACAACCACTAACGCTGAAGGGTACGCTTTACTGGGTCGAGCGTAACAAGCTAAACAGGTACAGCAACAAGTACCAGATTGTTCTTGGTAACCTGAGTGACAAAGCTGTTGAGGCACTCGACAACATGGGTATTGCTGCTGCTAACAAGGGTGACGAAAAGGATTACTTCATCACCATGAAGAGTAACAACCCCATGAAGATCACGGACGAGACGGGCAGTGAGTACGACTCTGAAGTGCTGATCGGTAACGGCAGTGAAGCAGTCTGTGTTGTTGGATACTACGACTGGTCTGTCGGTACAGGACGTAGCCCCAGCATGATAAAGTGCAAGGTCACGAAGCTGATTGAGTACGCTGACGACACCGTTGATGAGGAGATGGCTTTGTGATCTTAGTTGATGGGGACATCGTAGCCTACCGCTGCGCGTACAAGTCAAAGGATGATCGCGCAGAATACGCCGCATACAGTGCTGGCTCATACCTGTCTGATCTTATCAGCGACTTGTACATCCTCATCGAAGACGAACCTGAGTACCGTGTGTTTCTAACGGGAAAGGGTTCATCAAACTTCAGACATGAGTACGCTGTAACCGCAGGCTACAAGGAGAACAGGAAGGACAAGGAGAAACCTGAACACCTCGCTGTTATCCGGCAGCACCTGATAGACGAATGGGAGGCTGTTGTTAGTGACGGAGAAGAGGCAGACGATTTGATTGCCATCGCCGCAACTAACGATCCAGACTCAGTCATCGTCAGCATCGACAAGGACTTCGATCAGGTTCCGGGTAAACACTACAACCCCAACACTGGCAAGCTGTACGATGTCAGTGAAGAGGATGCCACTAGATTTTTGTACGAGCAGATCTTGACTGGTGATCGTGCCGACAACATCATGGGCATCAAGGGTGTAGGCCCAGTGAAGGCGAAGAAGGCGCTGTCCGACTGCGTTACTGAACGACAGATGTACGATGTCTGTGTTGAAATGTATGGCGATCCAGAGCGGGTCATTGAGAACGCTCGACTGCTGTACTTACGCCGCAAAGAGGGAGAGATCTGGAATGCGCCGGACGCTGAGTAATGTTCCCAAGGGCTACGACTCGTGGCTTGAGTGGGACTTAGCACAGGAACTGAAGGGCTGTCAGTATCACCCTTGCGCGGTTCCGTATGTGCAACACAGGCATTATCATCCTGACTTCACGTACACGACGGATGGTATAACATATTATATTGAAGCGAAGGGGAGGTTCCGTGACAAACCGGAGGCACGTAAATATGTTGATGTCAAGAAGGCTCTTAGCTGGACGGAGGAATTGGTTTTCGTGTTCCAAAACCCAGACAACAGAATGCCAGACGCAAAACGTAGAAAAGACGGTAGCTTCTACACTATGTCAGAGTGGGCTGAACGACACGACTTTAAGTGGTACACACCAAAGACCATACCGGAGGAGTGGAAATGCGCCACTTAATAATACCTGACACACAGATAAAACCTAACCAATCTTATGAGCACATGCGTTGGGCTGCGCGGTACGCTGTTGCAACAAAGCCTGACGTTATCGTCCACCTTGGCGATCACTGGGATATGCCTAGCCTATCAAGCTACGATGTA